TCAAAAAACAAAGACGGATTTAGTGTTATTGATTTACCAAAATAAGAAATCCAATATATAATACTGCCACCATTACAATTACTGGAATAATAATAAATTTTTCATAACATTTATATTCTCGGTAATTTGATGCAATATATAAGTGGATTTCTGATTTTGACATACCTTTATATATTTTTTCATATATTTTTTTATTCTTATATGTTGCATAATTAAATGATTTTTTTTTAAATTCATTGAAATCCTTTATCTCTTCCATCTTTTTTGGAGTTAATACCGCTTGAACTAACGATTTACAACATAGCGTACAATTATATTCCAATGGATAATTTTTATTTGGAGTTAAATACTTAGATAATGCATAACAATATTTGCAATAGTATTCATTTTGCGTATCTTGGAATTTAACTTGTTTCATTTTTATAGTTATATTTTTATAGTTATATTTTTATAGTTATATTGGGGAAATAGGAAAATGTTAAGTTAAAATAGGAAAATTAACAGAAATTGAAATTTTTAAGTGTTAAAAGAAAAATTACATACACACTTGCTCTGGCTTTTATTCAGTGTTAAAAGCTCTCTTCCCCCCCGAAAACATGCCCGGCCATACTGTTCCATTCGATCGGATATGGATTGATGGTGAACACGTTCCAGAAAATTGGGAAAATCGGGCAGAACCGCCTAACACTCCACCCAAACCTGAACCTGCACAATGCGATGATTCCAAAATTCACAATCCATACAAGTTTCGGGCAGAGGAAACAGCTAGAGCTTATCTAGCTGTTATCGTGAGCTTTATACTAGTACATGGCTTTAAAGATGTGTGTCTGATCGATTTTTCCAACTATGTTGCATCAAGTATGAAACGTGGATATAGTGAAGCACAAATCCTTGATATGCTTTCTAAGTTAGTGAAGGCAAACCCTCAGACAAAGTATATAGCAATATCGCCAAGTTCGTGTATGCGAATCTTCTGCGAAAAAAATGGAATTTATTTTGTTAAAGTTTCATCAAAGCACGAATCTGTCGGCTTAGACATGTATGATCCAAATCCAATGGATGATCTCACGATGCTGTATCTACTTAAGATGATTCACAGCTTGCACCCAGAAATATACGATCGAGTGTTTCTACTGTCAGGGGACAAATTTTCTAAAATACGCGAGAGAAGAATTTTTGACAGTATTTTAATAAATTATTTTGGTGGCACATCTCGGGACAATGTGGAACCAAAAACAATTTTTAGATATGTTTGGAACCCCACAGCTCGACAGAATAAACGCAAACGTAGATATTATCGCAAATCCAATAAGCCTACCAAAGCCGGTAAGTAATAGGCTGTATGTTTCGAGTGTATTTATTTATTTGGTGTGAAGAAGTCCAAATAAAAAAACTTTTTTTTTATTATTTTCTTAAATATGGCATCAAAGCATTTAGAATAAAAATACAAAAATAAATAATCATAATAATCATAATAATAATCATCATCATTCTATGTTTTCTTAGTCATTGCAATTGATTTTCTAATATTTGCCAATTCTTTCTTTTTTTGAAATTCGGTTTCATTAAAATTTGGGTTGTTGTGGCAATATTTTTTTTGGTGTCTAGCAAGTGTTCCTTTTGATATTTCTCTATTACAATCCATACAAGTCTCTTTCTTTCCTTTATTTACTAAACACCTCAATTTCCCCCTTTTTTGCTCTCTCAATGTGTATTCATCAGTGGATGGATTGCTAGGCTCTATTAGTTTTTCGATTGTAATCTGGGTTTGTGTTTTTGGTTTATTTGTAGGTGATTTCGCAATTCGTTTATTATTTAATTTCAATAATAATTTATTATCATGTATAACTAGAGCATCAATTGAATTGAATTCGAAACCGTCTATTTTGCGACGTAAGATATCCGGATATTGTTTGATAAATTGTTGCCTGATTTCAATTGCATGTATGAGTTTTTCAATAAGAGATTTATCAGATGATTTGCTTGTTTTTTTACGTAAGCGTTTTCTAATATTATTTTCATAATAAACAATTGACACTTCAAATAACTCACCATGATTATCTTTCGCCGATACATAATGTATTAAACTCGGAATTTCGGATATTGGCATTGCTAAATTTGCAATTGGGGCAGTCCTAGTTCGTTTTGATTGATTCATATTTTGTTGTGTTTGGTTAGTAATCCGTAAATTCACTAGACGATTATCTAATTTATCCATATTGATATGATCGACAGAATCTTGGCCTTTTCCGTTTCCGAAATGTTGCATAATATGTTGGTGAAAATATAGTCGATTTGTATGTGTATATGCGTATCCATTATTAGCCACATACCAAGATGGTATTGTATTATTTATATTTAATGCCTTATCTAAATTAGTTTTATCAAAACTGAAATATTTAGAACCATGACATTCCATAATATAATATTCAACATTTGTATTAATATCTTGTACTAGCCAATACTTATTTAGTTCCTTTCCAGATGATTTACCTCTCGTCGGGATATGACCTGTATAATTGCAGATTATTTTAATATTATGATTTGTTATTGATGACATTGTAATTTAATGAATTTTATTATGTGGTAAATGTATTATTATAATTATTATAATTATTTCTTATGTTGAAAAATTAAAAAACGTTATATCACAAAGAGTATAACTATATAGTAAATCACTTAATTGCTGTATGCAAGCCCGCCCATACCACTCATGATACGGAGAACATTGTAATTGACAGCGTAAACCTTTACAACACCAGCCTCGAAGGTAGCGGTGTTTTTAACGGTAAGGACGGCATTGTCAATTCGGGAGAAGTTGCAGGTACCAGAGGGCTGATGATCCTCGGGTTTGAGGGCAAATGAATAGACGTAAATTTGCTGGCGACGGCTGGTAAGAGTACCAAGACCATGACGGGGAACACGGGTGTGATGCCTGTATGGCTGAACGTGGAGGAAATACTTCTCACGCATCTCGGACATGCGGTCATGTCCGTTAAGTTGCAGAAGAGCAGATGTCATGGTTGGGGTTGCCGCGGTATCGGCACCATTACGGGCGAAGTTCAAGAGACCGAAATTGCTTGAAGACTTGAAAACCCAGATAAGTTCCTTGCATGGATGATTGAAGTTAAGGTCAATCTTTTTGGTTCCAGTGGCAGTGATACTTTCATCACCAGTGAACTGAAGTTGCTCGATAAGGTATTCGTGGCTGACCTGGGCGAAACGACGACGCTCATCAGTATCAAGGTAGACGTAATCAACGAAAAGTTTGCAAGTAGTCATGGTACCAGCGTAGTTGGTTCCATTGTCACCATCCTCAATATCTGCGGCTGCGCGGAATTCAATGATAAGTTTGACCTCGTGGTACTGGAGAGCAATAAGGGGAAGGGCAAGTCCTGGATTACGGCAGAACCAAAACTGAAGTGGCACATCTAGATCAACAGAATCAGCATCATCAGCGAAATCTGCGGTATTACCAACCATATGGTCCCAACCTTCGAGTTTACCAGCGGGAGTTGAAAGCTCACCCCAGATGTTCAACCATTCACCGTAATGACGGTCAATAAGCTGACCTCCAATCTCAAGATCGGCAGTCTTGATACAGGCATTACCAATACCATAACCAGCATCAGTAACAGTGCTGAGCTCCATCTCAAGGTTCATACCGCAAACAAGGTCACCGTTACGGCTGATGGTGGCAGTCACTCGTTTGCCAAAATCAGCAGTACCGTTGAAGGTCTGCTCGATTGTCTCCATAGAGAAGTTGGTGTGGCGACGGTAGACAACCTTGAAAAAGGTAATCTGTGGGTTGCCACTAAGATAGATATCCTGTGCGCCATAGGCGACAAGTTGCATAAGTCCTCCTGCCATTTCTAAAAGTTAAAGTTTAAAATGTGTATTATAATTTAATACTAGAAAAATATTAGACGAAAATGATATTAATTAATTAGTTGACTGTATAACATAATATAAATATAACTATATCTAGCATATTTATATATGACAAACAATTAAAATGAATTTGTGAAATTTCTATTTTTTATTTATTAAATTTCGATAAAATTAATTTAACTTAGTATCAATTTAACTTAGTATTAATTTAATCAAAATATATTACTGCATATATGAATATGGCATCATTGACATCACACATGATAACTATTAATAATGATAAAAGATTAAAAAACTATGAGTCTCAATCGGCAAATCTTCCAAATCTAGAGAAATGGGATGCGACTAATACTATTGAAAATTCCAATTACTTTTATTGGAAAGAATATGCAATTACAAATAAATATACAACCCAACAATACATTCACCAAATCGAAAATTCCAAATTTGGCTTTTTAAAGGGCAAATTGGGTTGTAATTTGTCTCATCAATTTCTATTAGAATATTTATCAAAACAAACAGAGCCCTGGCACCTAGTATGCGAGGATGATTTAATTATTAATTCATCTACCAAATCAGAAAGCATAACATTTTTAAATGAATTGATATCTAACATACCGAAGCAATCTCATTTCGTTCAATTATGTATTTATCCACAATTCAAAAATAAACAAGAATCCGCGAAAACAATATCGGCGTTTGAGGCAAACAACGCAGTATTTAAAATACAGGATAAAATACAACAATTTGGAACGTGCGCATATTTAATATCACATCATGCATGTAAATATATGGCATATAGAAAGCCATGGGTTCAAAATATTGATTTTTTATATAATTCACTAGATAACGATTTTAAATCAGTGGCAGTTGTTAATCCATATTTTCAATGTGCTGGTTCAACTGACAAATTCGATAATAATCAAAATAATAATCAATTCGGTAGTTTAATATGGAATAATGAATAATGAATAATGAATAATGAATAATAACCATCTCACAATATTTACCGAATTATATAGTAATATATGATGTCAGAAAATTGTAAAAAGTGTCCTACTCATGGACCTAATTGCGATGGAGCATGTATAGACCCAAGTGTTGATAATGGAATTACTACAAAGATATGGGGAAGTCCAATGTGGTTTAGTTTATTCTGTATTGCATTAGGATATCCCTATGCAATTGATGATAACAATCCTAAACACAAAACAAAGAGAAATGATTACAAGATATTTTTTACTTATATCGGACAAGTATTACCATGCAAATATTGTAGAGATTCATATGTTGAGTTTATTAAAACGCGCCCAATTGATAATTCTTTAGAAAATAGGAAAGACCTGGCGAAATGGCTTTATGATATTAAAAATATGGTAAATGATAAATTAGGCGTTCCTGAGTGCGACATTCCAGAATTCCAAGAAGTATATGATTACTATGAACAATTTAGAGCGAAATGTTCGAAAACTACCGCCCAAGAAAGGGAAAACAGTCTAGCAAAAGGCTGTATTGTTCCAGCAACTGGTAAAAAGAAAAGGTGTATATTGAAAATCGTCGATTGTCCCAAAAATGATATCACTAGACAAGAAAATTCCGAAACCATCACAGACCAAGAACTTCCATCCCCTGAAGACTATTATCTGATATTAAAATCGGATTATTGGTTATATATAGCAATATATATCATATCTATCATATTTATTATATCTATTATTCTAGTAATATACGGTCTATGTAATAGAAAAACACTATATAAACTATTGAAACTTTGACTTGAAAACATTATCAATATCTGATTACAAATACAAAAATTTCATCTAAATTGTAAATTTGCAATAGCCATCTTATAATAATATTCTACTGGGTTCATTGAATGAATATAATTTAACATTTCAGTGCTATTGTCTTTTGCCTTATCATCATATTCTCGTAATTTAATATACATATCTAGCAATGGGTCAGTCTCAAATTGCAATATTTCAGCATTTGTCATAGCACCACCTTGTTGTTTCATTGACCCAACCGATGCCGAGGATAATCGATTTACATAATCTGGATATTTTGCAGACAAATACCGCTTTGCACTAACATGATTTTCTACTAAATTACAAACATCTTCAGGAAACCCATGTTCTCTTAAATAATATGAACCTACTTTTTCATGGCTTTTAACTCCTAGATTGCCCATCTGAGCATTTGGATCATTCATTTTAACTAAATGCCCGATATCATGTAAAAATCCAGCAATTATTACTGAATATGATTGATTATCCTTTTCTGCTAATAATGCTACTTGTGTAGCATGTTCAAGTTGAGATACGTCCTCACCAATATAATTTGCCTCCCCAAATAACCTATAAAGTTCAAATACCTCACTGATTTTTGACATTTATATATTTATATATGCGTGTTATATTTATTTACCAAAATAAAATATTTACTTAAATTGTATATATGTTAATTATTACTAAAAATGCCAAAAAAATATTAATTCTTTCTACTTAAGAAAAATTGAATATTAATGTCTAATACAAATATATTTCGTGTCTGTCTAGTGAACCTACAGCAACAAGACTCACTTATTTCTGAACTTGAGTTCGCAGATGACAAACACACGGAAACTCACAGCAATCAAACTCCATTATTTCTGAACCTGTTTCCAGCTTATTTTTTCAAATATAATAAATATTAATATTAATATTTGTATTTTATAGTGTTAATAAAGCGAACCAACGGCAATACCCAAAAAAGATTTTTTATGTGTTCGCAGAATTATTAAAAAACTTGGAAACTCACAGCAATGAACTCAATTATTTATGAATTTGTTTCCAGCTAATTAATATTTTTATTTTATAGTGTTAATAAAGTTTATTTATTACACCAGCACTCCGTTAGATAGGACTACCATATACACCAACACCAGCACCAGCACCAGCACCAGCATCGAAGGCATTATGAGGACACTCAATGTAAACTCACAGCAATAAAATACTTATATCGTTATTGTTTACAGAAAAAATAAATATATTTTTTTTAATTTTTTAGAATAAAAATCATACAAAAATGCATATAATTTAATTAATCGTTTTTTCAACCGATGGAGCAAATACATTCAACGTGCCTTCAAATCCAGTATTGTAGAAAGCAAATCCAACATTCTGCGGGTCATAATGTTGGATTTCTGAACCTTTTGCCGCATTTGTGCCTCCAGACATATGCGTGTGTGAATTCGTTGGGTATATACCTGCCATAACATGTGGTTTAGTAGTATCTATTCCAGCAAACATTGTTGGGTCAACTTGCGGAACAGAAATCCCAGCGGTGGGCGCAGTATAGTCTCCTTGTGCTTGTGCTTGAGCATATGTCATTCCAGTATTTGTAGGGTCGGGCATTCCAGTATTTGTAGGTTCGGGCATTCCAGTATTTGTAGGGTCGGGCATTCCAGTATTAGTAGGGTCGGGCATTCCAGTATTAGTAGGGTCTGCGACACCTCCCTCGTTTTGTGTGAAAGATTCCATTCCTCTATTTTCAAAGTTCTCAGTGTCATTTCTATATAAAGCCCATAATACAATAATTGATATGGCTAAAATTAATAAAATTAACATTGGATTTTCCATAATTTAATATAACACAAGAAATTAAAAAAAAGTAAAAAAAAAGGGGTCAATGCGAGAATTTCTTCATTGTCCGGTTGTGTATTGTGGGTTTGTTTGTTGGGATGGGGTGGTTAGAAGAAAAGCATAAAGCCCCTCTTCTAACCACCCCATCTCATCAGACAAACTCATAACACACAATCGCGAACAATAATCAAATTGCTAATAAACTTAAGTTATTATAGTAATATATGAGGGAGAAGAAATTTAAAGGCATTACTATAGCTAGTTGACATATGACACACCGTATTTTTCGGTCTAATAAGATATCTGCATATAAATTTCAATTTTCTCGTAAAAATTAACCCAAAATAGACTAACTAAAAAAAAGGCCAATCAGTAACCGTCGCCGCGAAAACGCTGGCAACCCTTTCGACATACAAACTTGGGGGAAAAATACAGTGTGTCATATGTCAACGGCTCGCTCGACTATGAGCTTGTGCGGTAATATTATTAATACTGTATGTGGCGATTATTTATTTATTCCGAATAAAAAAATCAATTTTACTCATTATTTTATCAAGTTTATCGCATTTTATCTAATATTTCCAATGTATGCGTTTATTTTCTAATTCAATATTATAATAACAATATGTCATATCACAAATCAGACCGCAAGTCATCAGGACGCAAATCAGCCCGTAAGCCATCCCGCAAGCCAACCCGTAAGTCAGTCCGCAAGTCAGGAAGCAAGTCAGGAAGCAAATCTGGAAGCCGTAAGTCAGGAGGTGCTCATGGAATGCATCACA